ACGCCCTTGGGGACGAAGGCGCGTCTTGTAACAGCGGTCAATTCTGTCGCCACCGTACCAGCGGCTGGAATAATTCCCTGTCCGAGCAAAGGCATGATCTCTCCTTAGCCGCCCAGCACTATGCCTGCGGCAACGTCAAGGTGATTGAAGCGCATTTCAACTCCGTACTGCTTCAGCATCCCTACCGCGTGCCCGATCTTGTCGGACACCCGTTGCCCATAGGGTTGAGATTTGCTCCACAGTTCCAGATTCTGTACGCGGTTGTCTCCGCGATCACCGTTCTTGTGGTGCACAGTCTCGTGAGGAAACAGCTCTCGACCGAGAAACTGTTCCATTACGACACGATGCTCCTTGATCTGCTTTCCGCCGATGTGTTTCACCTTGTACCCGCGCGAACCGGAGTTCGCAGAAAACGGCGTCTCCCTCCGATATGCGGTTCTGCAAGCGCGAGAGCAAAACACACTTTCTTTGTGGAGCCTGAATTCTGACCCGTGACGAACATACTGGCCGCCGCACTTCTTGCACGTCAGCTTGAGCGGAGCGCGATGCTCGTTCATGCACGCCTTCGAGCAATACTTCGCTGTCTCGGCACGGTCGCGCGTCACCGAGAATACGCTCTTGCAGTGGAGGCAGCGCAGTTTCACGCTGCCTGTCTCCCGCGGTTCTTGATGATTTGGTCCATGACCTCTTGCGCCTTGGTGCGCGCGTAGCCGGTCGGGTCTTTCCAGAAGCCCTTGGAATCCGCGTCGGGCTTCTTGAAGAAGGACTGCGCGGCCGACTGCGGCGTGGGTTCGGCGACGCGCTGCTCGTCATCGCGGTGGCGCGAGGCAAGCGTGAGACCGTTTTCGCTGGACGCCTGGAAGCCCTTCTCGTTCGCGTACTTCACGAGCTCCCCGAAGTCCTTGCGCGTCTTGACGACGCCCGCCTCGCGCAGGTTCTCGAACATCGTGTTCGCGGCGGTCTGCGCGGCGGTGAGGGTTTTCTCGCCCTCGAGGTTCTGGATCTTCTCGACCAGGGGCTTGACCACTTCCTGCACGCGGTCCTCGGTGTCGATTTCGGGGAGCGCGAGCTTGGGGTTGTTCTTCTTCAGGAGCCGCTGCACCGGCCCGCGAGTGTTCGGGTCTTTGAGCAGCGTGTCCATCATCGACGCCAGCGCCTGCACTTGCTCGGTCGATTGTCCTTCGAGCGAGGATTCTTCGAGTTCAGGCATGTGAAGCCTCCAGTTTGATCGTGTGCGGACCGCTCACCGTGACGGTTGCGCCCGCCGGGATTTCCATTTCCGAGCCGCCGTCGTCCAAATCCCCCAGGGTCATGTGGACGGCAACCGCGCTCTGGTTCTCGATTTCGCAGGACTTGTCCTCGCCTTCGATCACGATGGGCGGTTCGCCGATGTCGGCGCCTTCGGGCGGAACGTCATCCAACGGATTCCCGTTGATTGTCACTTCGCCGCGCAGTCGTAGAGCGATGGACATGATCTACCCGTTCGTGTTGCCCGGACGGCGCACCGTCATGTTATTGCGCTTCGGACCCTTGGTTGCGCTCTTGAAGCCGCCCAGTTCAGCGAACCGCGGCGGATTCGCCATCGCGCCGTTGTCCTTCTGGTTCGATACCGGGTCGCGCTTGCCGCGCTCGGAGGGCTTCTGCCAGTCTTTTCCCATGATTTCTCCTTCAGGCCATTGCGGGCGCGGGGGCGCCCTGGGGTTGAGCTGCGCCGGGAGCGGGCGCCTTGTCCATGCCGGCGCCGGAGACGAGGCTCGCAATCTCCGCGGGGATCAGCTCGCGGTCCTTGTCCTCGGTTTTGCCGAAAACTCGCGCGAGCTTGGAAAGGGTTTCGAGGACTGCCTTGCCCTCGTCGGTGTCGCTCCCGAGTGCCGGTAGCGCTTGTTCGAGTTGCCGGCGGGCGATCTGGACTTGCACGCGCGCCGCTTGCTTCAGCCCTTCGTTCGGCTGAGGCGTTGACATCGGTGTGGAGGTTGGGCCGGGCGCGGAGCCTTGCTCGGGAGGCGCGCCGGGATCAGCGACGGCCTTCTCGCCGGTTCCGCCGGGGATTTCGGCTGGGTTCAACGGCACTGTCGATGCTCCGTCACGTTTTCGCCTTCATGCGCGCGGAGGTTGCGCTAGTGTCGAAAACCTGTCAAATCTGGAAATTCTGCGGTGTCGTAAGAACGGAAAAGAAAAGGCCCCATTTCAGGGGCCTGTTGAGTCGCTTGGACCCGTCGGGTTACCGACGGCTCTTGCGACCGCGCCGACGTCTGCGGGCCATGATGGACCTCCTTCGCGAGCTATAGAGAGAAAGCCTCTCCGCTCAAAGCGCAGCACACAACGGGGTGTGCGTTCCCGTAGCCCCGGAAATCACTTGACGCTCGCAAGTTTGCTCCCACCCTTGCCCGCTTGTCCAGCGGCGAGCGCGTCGTTCCTCGCTTTCATCTGCGCGGCTTCGCCCGGGATGATCTTCTGCTCGAGGTCGGCGATCAGCTCGTCCTGCATCGGCGGGTTGACCATCTGGATGAGGCGCTTTCGGTCGATCGCGCGCGCCTTGAACAAGAGTTCTGCCTTCTCGCGCTGATCCTCCATGAAGATCGGGGAGTTCGAGTGCGAGTCGACTTCGACGAAGAAATGCGGGTCGAGCTGCGCGGCGACGAACTTCTCGTCCTTGTCGTCGTAGAGCGGCGTGTCGTCGTCGCAGAAAATGACCTTGCCGAATAGCGTAGCGCCCTTCGCGAGTGAGTCCTCGATCTGCACCGCGCGCTTCTTCGGGCGCGAGGATCCTGCCGTCAGGAGCTTCCCCGCGTGGCCCGCCGAGCGCACGCCCGACTCCCCGCGGCCGGCGAGGACGTTCGTGATGCCGGAGGCTTCCTCGAACTGCTTCTCGATCATCGTGATCCGCTCTTGCGCGGAGGTGGGAATCTCGGTCTTTTGCTGGTGCAGGGTGGAGCCGGGTTCGGCCGCGATCATTGAGGCGGGATTCTGGAAGGCGTGCAGCTTCTCCTCGATCAGTCCCATCCCCGAGAACATCGAGGGCGGGTCGACCTGCTTCTCGTACATGCGCTTGAAGTCCTCCTGCGCGGAGTTCAACTCCTTCTGGAGCGGGATCAGCCGCTGCATCTCGGCCATGCCCCAAAAGTAGTCGTAGAGCGGGTTCGGGCAAATCTGCACGAACGGGTGCTCGGCCTCGAAGTTCTTCATCCTGGGCAGGAACAGGTTCTTGCGGTCGTAGATGACCACGTCGTTCGAGGCCATGGTGACGGTCTGGTAGTCGTCGATGTCGTCGTTCCAGATCCACAGCTCGGCCATTTCCACGAGCGGCACCACAATCTGCGCTGCATACTCCTGCGGCATGTCGAGGTCAACGTTCGCCTCGCCCGACACGTTCGGGGAGAACACCGGGTTGATGACGCGGTCGATCAGGGGCGGCACCTGGCTCCCGATGTCCTGCTTGGAAAGAGACCCGTGAACGCGCGTGAGGATGTCCTCGCGCTTCGGGTGATACTTCAAGCGCCGTTCGAGGTCGGTCTCGGTTTGATACCACCAGTGAACGAACGCTTCCTGGCGGTCCAACATCGCGACGTCCTCGCGATACACGCCGAACGAGCCGGGGTCAACGAGGAAAGGTTCAAGCGAACCGCGCCGCCTGATGTGCTTCACGAACGCCGAGTCGTAGATCAACGACCACAGCGTTCCCTGACTGTATATAGAGTCCGCGTTCGACTCGATCCACTCCTCGGTGATCTTCTTCCCGAAGGCGCCGGTCTTGTGAACGTCGATCTTGGGAGCGTTCGTGCCCATGCGAACGGCAAAGCGCGTGGTGTCGGAGGCGTACAGGAACGAGGTGACCAAGTCCAGATGCGAGTAGCACTTGTTCCACGGGCTCACCGTGCCGTCGTCCGAGCCGAAGATGTACCAGCGTCGGTTCTGCGCGTACTGCTCGATGCGGCGCTGGCGCGATGCGCCGCAGGCCGCGATCACTTCGCTGTAGAGTTCGACCTTGCCGACGTCGGTTGCGGGGATCCTCACGCGACTTTCCCGACAGCGGCCATGACGTCCTTCTGAGTTCCGTAGACCAGCGGCTCGCCCTTCTTGTCGCGAACGAGGAGCGGCTTCAGCTTCGGCAGCTTGATGTCGGCGGAAGCATCCTGCCCGCCGATGCCTGCGACCGCGGCGACAGCGCCGCCCGCGGCGCCCGCCACAGCTTCCTCACCCGCCTTGTCGACGCGGTAGGTGTTGCCCTTCGGCATGTCGGCCCATATCGCCGGGTTGTCCTTCACGCGGCCGGCGCCGACCGAGCCCTTCTTGTTGCTCATGTCGGAGAGGTTGTAGTCCTTCGCGAGCATGTTCAACAGGCGATCCGTGTTCGAGGACTTGCGGGAGAGCTTGCCGGGCGCGGTGAGGAAGGCGCGCTCGATGGCGATTGTGCAACCGTAACTGCACACGGGCTCGGTGTTCTCGAAATGCCCGTGTTGCGGACAGTAATACTCTTTCTTGATTCCCATGCGCGCGGACTATGCGCTTGCTTCTCGGTAGTTGTCAAACCTCGGCTTGAACGTTCTCGCGATGTAACTCGACAGCGGCAGCGGAATCTTGGCGATCATGGCAGAGGCGGCTTTCCGGGCCGGACTCTTCCCTGACATTTGCCCTAATTCGCCTCGAAACCATGCTGGCCCGCTGCCGCGCTGTTTCCGTCCGACGGCAGCATTGGCAAACGTGTTCACCGGATTCCGATTCGTTTCCTTTTGCCCAGGAGAACCTATATTGAACCAAGAGCCTCCAGTATTTTTCCAAGCATGGTCTTTCGTATAACTTGGACGCGATGGGCTCCATGACTCATTAGGACATTTTGTGAAACTACGTCTGCGAACCATTGGCATCAAGGCCGGAACATCACCCCACAGATAAAATGACCCAAAGTTCCACCGAGCTCTACCTACCCATTTTTGAGCGCCTTTAACATTTTCAACGATCAAGGGAATGTGCCTTCCTGCCGCTTCGCACGCCTCGCGCTGAATACGGAAGCACGCCTCGAATAGCGTGTTGTCAGGAGGCGGCAGAGCCTTCGCCCGCGACCACGGCATCGCCCGATAGCTATACGCCTCGCAGGGTGGTGAAGCGACGATCAGGTCCGCATCCTTGAACTGCGAGCCATGGAGCGTGAGCACATCTTGGAGCACGAGCTGCGCGGGATACTTGTGCTCGCCATACTGGTGTCGCTCAATGTCGAAGCCGACCACATACCAGCCCTCCGCGAGCAAGCCTTCCGTCCAGCCACCAAGGCCGCAGAAAAGGTCAATTGCGAGTGGGTTCACTTCTGAAGGGCGGCCGGATTGTAGACCACGCTGACGACCTTCGGCTTCCCGTCGTCGCCGAACGTGATGCGCCGTGCGATGCACTGCGGAGGGTTAGGCTTGTCCAAGATTCGGATGGGCTGCTCGGCGAACAAGTTCTTTATCTTTCCGTCCCTGCGCGGTTGCGGGTCTACGACGACTTGCCCGTTCTCAACGAGCGTGAGCGCCCGCGACAGCCGTTTTCGCACCGACTCGTTGATCCGCTCGTGGTGATGCACGATCTTGTATATATAGCGCGGCCAGAGCTTCGCCAAGCGCTCAAGGCGCGCAAGCGGGATAGGGCGCTTGTCGGGGTCCATGTCGACCAGCACGCGAAGGCGGCGGAAAATCTCCTCGCTCGTCACGGCATCCTCAACCCGACGCGGCCCATGTAGGCCCGGACCGCCTTCGATACCTGGTTGTCCCCGCCCACGTCCTCGCCCGTTTCCTCGCGCTTGGCGCGGCGCTCGCGCTCTTTCCCCCAAGTCACGCCCATCTGCTCAAGGGGAATTCGCATCTGCTCGATGTACTGCACGGCGGCAAGAGACGCAGCGATTACGCGGTCGTCCTTCGCGCGGTCGGGCGCCCCGAGCGTCCCCTCGTCGCGGATGAAAATCTTCATCTCCTCGAGCAAGTCCTTGGAGTGGATGACGGCCTCGCCCTTCTCGATCAGGTCGTTGTAGCCCCCGAGCATACGCTCCTTCATCTTGTGCGTGGTCAGCGTGTGATAGACGCCCGTGCCGCCGGTCGGGGAATCCAGGCGCCGGTACAGGTAATACTTCATTGTTCCGAGCACGTCGCGCAATTCCTTCCCGTCCGTCCGCGTCGGGATTGAGGTCGCCTGCCGGCGCAGTGTGTTTATCTCGTTCATGACCGCCTCGCCCGGGCCGTTGATTTCGAGGTTCACCCGGCTGTTGCGGTACAGCCCGGCGAGTGAGCAAAGCACCCAGGCGTAGCGGAAGGTCGTCAGGTGAGGCGTGCAGAATTCGGCAACCTGCTCGAAACGGTCCGCGTAGCAGCGCCACACGCTGATCGCGAACTGGTCAGCCCACTCCGATGACCCGAACGCCGGGTCGCAACCAATCGAATAGAATCCTTGGGCGTCGGGCATCTCCCACACCTTCAACTGTTCGATCTGCTCGTTCGCCTCCTCGACTTGCGTGTGCATGAAGGTCTCGCCGAACTTGTAGCGCCAGTACGAGGGCGCTCGCTCGGCGTCGATTCGCTGCTCCTCGCGCTCGATCAAGGGAAGCGAAAAGAAGTTCTGCCCGGTCAGGATGAAGGCGTGGCGCTCGGTCGGAGGAAACTCCTGCATCATCATGTTCTCGTCCATGATTTGCTCCTCCAACTTCCAGCGCCACCAGGCCATCTGCTCGGCCGTGATGTCGTAGTCGTAGAGGAGCTTGACCGCGCGCACCCACTCCAGCTCGGCGCCCGTGTACGCACCATCCCAGTAGGTCTCGTACTCGATGCTTCCGGCTTCCTTGCGGTAGAGTTCGTTTTGCCACCAGCCGATGAAAATGGCCTTCTTCGTGACGGAGTTCTTCGCCGTTTTCCACATATCGTGGCGCAGGTTGTAGCCGCGCGCCGTGGACTCGAACACGTACAGGCGCAGCGGGTTCGTCTCCGCGAGCGAGGCGAGAATCGAAGCGAGGGACTCGGGATCCTCCCAGCTCGCCGTCTCGGTTGCGTGCAGGAAGATCAAGCCCTTCCCCCGGCCCTTCGTGCCTTTCTTGCGCGCGCCGCCGCCGATCTGAAAGAGCATGCGCGAGCGGTTCCCGAAGGCCATCATGCTGCGGTTGTTGAGCGGCATCGCAAGCCGCATCCGGGAGGGCAGGCCCGCGTAGTACATCTGGAGCGTCGAGCGCATCATCTCGCGGTTCTCCTCGGAATCCACCGCGAGCGTGCCCTGCATCCCGGGGTGCGCGAAGTGCCAGTAGAGGTCGAGCGCGAGCGTGACCGTTGTTATCCCGAGCTGGCGCGCCTTCAGGATGTCGAAGAAGTGGATACCCTCCTCCAAGCCCTTCACGATTTCGGTGAGCGCGTAGCGCTGCGTCCCGAGCATGTTCTTCTGCGTGAGCTTGACCGCCCCCTTCTCTTTAGAGTCGATCGGGAGCGACGCGCAGAACTGGTAGAACTTGGTGAGCGGGAACTTCATCGACCAAAAGGCGTGAAGCTATTCGGGTTGCTGGCGAACGAGAACATCATGGCGGGCGTCGCCCGCTGAATGTCCGCCGTGTACTCGTACTCCGAGAGCATTTCGAGCATGATCGCCGCCTGCTCGCACTCTCCTTCGAGTTTCGCGATCGCCTGGTGGTGCGCGGCGATGTCGTTCTGAAGGAACACGCCGAAGTGATTCGGCCCGACGGTCTTGCGCTTGACGCGCTTTAGCGCCCGCGCGCGCTTCTCGATCCCGGTCTTGAGTTGGACGATCTTGCCCTTGCGCTCGCGAACGCCAATCTCGATGTTCTGCTTGACCAGTTCGACGATGTTCGTGTGGTCGACGTCCGAACACGAGTTGACCAGTTGCAGAAACATCGCCGCGATGTCGCGCATCGCTGCCTCGCGCGGGTCCATGGTCGGAGCATCGGCATCCCCAGTCTGATCGAAGCGCTTGCGCCGATCCGGGTCGGCGAGGATTTCGTAGGACTTCCGAACCGCGTGGAACTTCGCGGGCGTCCCGCCCTTGTCGGGGTGCGCCTTGTGCGCCTTCTTCCGATACGCGCGCTTTACTTCCTCCGGGGTCGCGTCGCGCTTGACTCCGAGTTCCTGGTAGGGATCCACGTCACCACCACGTTCCGTAGTACCACTTGTGCACGAGCAGCATCATGCCCACCGCGATGACGTAGCCGAGGAAC